CACAATTTAGGGCGTTTAGAGAACAAAAAAAGCCGGGGCCGAAGCCCCGACTCGATTACGTTAAGCAAGCGTAAAATTAGTCCAAATTATGACTGCTTCACATACAAACCAACGATTGCGCGAGCGTCAACACATACGCGTCCCTCTTCGAGAGAACCGTAGAAGCCGACCTTGTCGTGCCTTGCAGAGTACTGATCGTCCGGAATAGCGTTGAACGAAGAGCCTGTGTCGCTGTTCTGGGCAATGGCGCGAATAAACGAGCCCTTGCTACCATCAACACCAACAACAATCTCAGTGTTCGCGCTAGTTCTTGAACCCGCTCCAAAGATGGAGGAGTCGAACTGATCAAACAGAACGTTGTACTTCTTACTCACACCAAGCTCCAAGATCTCAGTGATGTTAACACCGTAAATCTCGCTAGTACCAGCGTTGTTGTAGATCTCGCTACGAACAGAATCCGGCAGCGGAACCGCTGTGGACTCTGAACTATCCGGAACACCTCTGGTGTTCATCGGCTGATAAGCGAAAGCTCTGATATCTTCAACGATCTCAGGGCTGACAAACAGATCAGTAAGACCTTCGCTAAAAGCGCTGTCCGGAGTGCCGCCAGCAAAAGAAGCGTTAATTCTTCTCATGCGGGTCATCATGGCATTCAAGTCAGCGACTCTGAAACCAGTACCGTCAGCAGGGGAATCCGGCTGAGCAATAAGGTGTGACAAAGAGTTAGTGCTGCCCTCGCCAAGCGCTTTAAGCACAACTGCCCAAGCATTGCGATCTTGCTTCACCAAAACTTCCTGAGCCATTCTTTCAACGGCCTTGCTGACAACGTCCAGTCTGCCCTTACGAGCATACTTTCTGCTGACACTGACTGCGCTATCAATATTGTAGGTAGCGATTTTCAGCTCTTGCGTCGCTGCGACATCCTGAGAAACAGGAAGCCCGCCAGCAATACTCTGGGACCAAGTGCTGATATAACCAGCAGGTTGATCATAATACAAATCTAGCGGAAAACTAGGATGATCATCTTCATCATAGCTAGCATCCTGATAGATAGCACCAGAAGTAGACGCCTGATTGATAACCTGTTGAATAACAGGGCCAAGAAAAGCAGCGAAAGCCTCAGAAGCTTCTCTCGAAACAGAAACATCTTTAGAACCCATTGCTTTTACGAGCTCAATTTGCTCTGGGGTATTTTTAAGTTTTAATCTCATTTTTTAAAATCTCCTTATAAAATTAGAGTTCTAGTTTAAACAAAACGTTGTTTTGTCCGTCTTTTGTACCCAAGAACTTACCGACGACCTTTGCGTCAGCATTACCAGTTGCACTGAGTACACCGTCCGTCCCAACATAGCAAGAACCGTTGGCTGCAGGGGTTCCGAGCACACCGCTGTAAACAAACATGCCCTTAGTGGCAACAGGCACAGCCTGACCGCTAATGACAGCTTGCATTTCAGCAGCTTTACGGGGATTGAAGACTAGCTTCTCCCCATTCTCGTCGGTTTCCTTGCAATCCCACAGCGAAATGCCTAATGGGGCGCTATCTCCTGTAGCAGTAACGCCTACCTGAGCAACTAACCCGTATCTTTCAGATACAGTGTTGCCAGCGTTAACTCCGACATCACCTAGCAATTCAGTTTCCTGAAGAGAGGTAGACAAAGCCGAATCTGCATACGCGTTATTCCAACCAGCAGAAATGGTAACAAAAGTTCCCTTATTCTGTGGAAGGCTCACAGCACTATTATACGCGAACAAATTGATCACGTCGTGCTCATCATAATCTCTAAATGGTCTTAGATTATTTGTTGATGCCATATTTTTATCTCCTTAATTATCTTATCTACCCCTACCAGCTCTAAAGTCAAACTGATCAAGGTTGAAAGCTTGTTTATATTTCTCGAAAACAGTAGGTTCGGAAGCTTCAGCTGACACAGGGATAGATTCATTCATCTTCTCTGCGTTGTCGATCGCTTCCTCAACAACGTTTTCATTCTGCTCTTCTGGAGTGGAAGCCGCAACTTCCTCAACCTTCGGAGTCTCTTCTATCTTCTCTTCGGAAGCTTTGGCCTCCTCCGCCTCTTCAGAAGCTCTAAGCTTGGATCTGAGAAGAATAGTTAAATTTTCTTTATAGGAAGCATAGCTCTCTTCGTCCAAATCTTTAATTTGGGCAGCTATAACTTGCCTATCTTCATTGTCAAGATTGTACTCTTCGTCAAGAGAAGCCATTCTAGTATCGAAAAGCTCTTGTCTTTCCCTCTCGATTCTCTCTGCTTCTAGCGTGTCAAGTTTTTCCTTGATGCCGTCGTAGTCAGACCTTAGTCCCGCATGCTCTTTTTCAAGATCGCTGAACTTGGCTTGACTGTTCTCAATTTCCTCCTCGAACTTCACCTTCTCCTCATGGAATTTCTCGGAGGCTCTTTTGAGTTCATCCTCCACGAAACTAGAAATCTGAGAGGCAGTGAGAGTTTTCAAAGAATCTTCGTTTATGTCTTTAATGTTCTCTATTTTCATTTTTCGAACCTCGATGTGATTATTTACATCTTTTTCCTCGTTTTGGGAAATTTTTTCTATTTCAATGTGTATATTAGCTAGGGTCTCGCTCTCATCTTTTTCCTCTTCTTCTTCCTGTTCTACCGCGACACCTTTCACGTCCGCCGCTGGAGTCTCCGTTAACCCTATACCAAGAGGGATGATATTTCCCTTGACTTTCCTGTATACTTTGTCACCAGATTCCAACTCGCCACTACCACCAAAACTCTTTAAAAACTTACTATATTCTTCTATTTCCTCATCTTCGGCGAATATTTTGGCGTCTTCTATGTTCTTATTTTCACCCGATAAAGAGACTACATCATACTCCGAAAAACCAAGCTCCCAACTGGCGCTGATTTTCATATAATCTTCGCTAGTCGGATCACCTGAATTTTCGATGACATTTGCGACGTTAGAATTGACTGTTCTCCATATCACTCCTCCGAGGGTAATATTGAAGGGGCCTTTCTTGACCAGAGCCTCTTCTTCAGTTACGGGTTCGTCCGTCCCAAATTCAGAAAAGCTAGCAGATAATATTGTACCAATAACCCTGTCTCTATTATGCTCTATATTGATGGGTTTATTAACGAAATCTCTATACATTGCCAGCGCAGAAGCGCTGTCAACGACATCGTCGTTCTTGTTTACCCTGTTTGCTACGCAAGCATTGAAGGCTACTGGCAATAGATCTATGTTTTTGTCTGTGTCTATGTCAGGAATAAACTTCTCCAATTCAACCATTGATGCCAAGGCTAAATATTTGTCTTTATCTTCGTTTATTACAGGTTTAACCGTCGAGCTAAATATTGTGGTATATTTATGATCTTTCATTTTTTAAATGTGTGTTTCCAACCATAACCCCGACTCTTTATCTAACCCTATATATAAGTCATTAGAACCTAAACTAAGATCTATATTATATTTTTCTATTAAGTCCTCAACTTCTTTAATTTTACTATAAGAAGGGTAGTAAGAACCAAGTTTAGCTAGACCCGCATAGTCTCCATAAGCTGTGAAAAATAAATATTCCCAAGTTTTGCAAAGTGCAAAAATTATATTAGGTATTTCGTAACTACTATCCTCCGAATCTTCTAAAAAGGCCATAAACGAGCTTTTTAAAGACTCTATAGATTTAGGTTTTTCCAAGGAAGCCTTAGAACATACCTCATTTATCTCCCTCAAAGCTTTCACTATTTCGACGCTAGTCACTATTCCAGAATCTTCTTGAGGAGTTGATGCCTCGATAGTATCGCTGGATATCTCTATGACGTCTCTTTTTGTGTAAACTACACCGGAAACTTCTACCTCTAGCTTTGGTTGTGAGTCGTTGTTCGACACTATGTCAAAAGCTATTATACACTTTTAAAGTTTTTTTAGGAATTTAATTGGGTATAATTTTAATTAGTTGGCCTTCTTGTCCTTCTTTATTCTTACAACATGTGAAGTTTTTGTTTGGCCTGAGCTATCATCCACCTATCCTTCTTGTCTAGATGGGCTCTCATATGGTCGTCAATCTGCTTCAACATTTCTGGCTTCTCCCCCATATGTTGGTCTCTAACTTTCTGTAGACCTTGGACAACCTTCAGTAAAGTGGAACTAGCGCCTTTGGATGGTATCGCAAAAGGAGCCACAACATTGAGCACCTTGAGGGCAACCCCTAAGACTCCTAAGAAAATTACAATTCCAATTATCCAATAGACCTTACCCATTAAGCTAGAGTACTTTGTGGCATTAAGAGCGTTTTCTTGGTTTATGGCTTTAAGTTGTACTTGCGCGCTCTGAAGCTGGCTGTTCAAAACTCTATTTCGGTTTTGTATAGCTATTAATTCTTTGTCCATCGTCATCAGCTCAGCTTGTCCTTTTTGAACCGTATCTGGGTCGTCGGAAAGAAGATCTGTAATCATGGTGTCAGATTTGAAAGCATTCTCTGCTTGAGGGGGGCCTAAAGCTGTTATACTTCGAGTAGTCATCTGCTTGGCTACGTTCGAATGCTTGGTTGGCTGGGGGTCTTTCTGTAATGCTTGATCAGCTGCGTAAACGAAAGTCCTGCCGCTTTCCACCTGTTGATCTGTATTTTCGGTCTGTTTTCTTTCTATGTTTTCTACAACTTTTTCTTGCTTATTAAATCTCCCCAATGGACTAGCGCATCCCCCGACAATAATGCAAGTAATAACTAATATATAAAAAGAGTCTCTATAAAAATTCCAACCTTTGTCCATTCTATTTATCTTTCTCTACTATTAAATCTCCCAGCTTCTCTAATTCCTTTATTTTAGCCGCAGGGGAACCTAATCCGCCTATCATTGTAAATACTGTCAATCCAGACTTGTCGCCAGCATATATACCCCTATGCAGGGTGCTGTTGGGTCTCATTAATCTTGATATTTGTTCGAAAGCTTGATCTAAAGAAGATTCCGGTATTGTGTCTAGCTGCTCTTTTCCTCCTATTACAATCACTCCAGCACAATTACCGGTTGATATTTCGACGCCTCCCGAAAGAACTCCTTTCTTTACGTTGTCTCTAACTGCGCGAGTAAGGCTGATTTGATCATTCCACTCCTTCACTGGAGTTGCTCCGAACATTATTAGTCCTGAATCCAAAACGCTTTTAAGGTCGTTAGAGTCAAAAGACGTATAAGTGCTATCCTTAGAAGCCGTCAAATTATAAAGGTGAAACACGCCAGCTACGCTCATGTTGGCCGTTTCCCAAAACTTCGAAATGGCCAGTCTAGGATACATTTTTGTAATCTTCTCGTTGTCGACTAAAATCAAAGGCGAAACCTTACCCTTCTCGACTAGTTCATATGCATCTTTTAGGCAAGTAGATGCGTTGGCGTTAACCCTCTTGCCTTCTGATTTTTTAGGAAGAGACAAGATCAGTCCTACGGGACTCTCTATCCCAAGAGTGTCCTGAAGTTCGGCAGAAGCCTCTACTAGTTGAGTCATGGTTCCAGTACCGGTTCCACCACCTCCACCCACACAAATAAAAATCCTATCAAACTCATCCCCAAAAGACCTTCTCATGAAGTCTAAAATATCTTCTTTATGGTCGGAAAAAGATTTAGCAGCTTTAAATGGGTCTTTACCGGCTCCTCCTTCTCCGAAGCACAACTTATTCTCTATAAGTTTTAAAGTGTTTAGGTCTTGTTCTGCAGTGTTAATTGCGCATACTTTTCTATATCCTACTTTATGAAAAGTCTCTGCTAATCTTGACCCACCCTGCCCTGATCCTACGAATGCAAATTTAAACGCTACGTCTACCTTGTCCTCTACCTCGGTCTTAATTTCTTCTTCCGGCTCCGGAATTGGTATGTCTGGAATTTCGATGTCAAAAGACAAACCTTGATCATCACTATATTCACTTACGTTTTGTGCAATATCACTCATTTTCAATTTTACTTTCTCTTAAGATGCTAGCTAGCCAATCGTCCAACTGGTGTTCGTAGGCTATAGACTGAGTGGCTTCAACCATCTCATGATTTGTGTCTACTGGCTTATTTATGTATGTTTGCGATTTTTTAATCCAATCTTTCTTATCTTCGTTGGCCATTACTATTTTAGAAATATCAAAAGCCACTTCTTTCTGCTCTTTTGTTAGCGTTCTCTTTGAGAACTTTTTCCTTAACAGTTTTCGAATATGGTCTTCTAGCTTGTTTGCTTGAATCATATTATCTTTGACTTGTGACAAGCTGAAGCTTTGTTTTCCTTCTAGCCCTATTGGGGCTGAATCTCTCTTTTCTTCTAACGGCGTGGAAATTCCTTCCGGTCTTCCCCCTTCTTTCGGAGCATGTTTATATTCCCCGTTTTTAGAGTTCTCCTCTTGGGTGGAGTTGTCTCTTCTTAAAACTATCGGCTCATAGAACCCTTCGTCCTTGAGGTCGTTATATTCTTTTTGCGAGTCTAGAGACTCTTGTCTGGTAGGTAGCCTGCCTGTCTTTATTGCCTCTAGTCCCTCTTCAGGGGTCAA